CTTTTCATCACCCACTACAGTTGACTGAGAGCTGAGAGCAAAAAAAGAAGACCCCTAGGATCTTCTTTCTATTTAAGTTCTACTTAAATTATTTTACTGTGCGGGAAAGTTAATCGGTTTTTAAATGCGTATATAATAGGAAGAAAACCTATTAAATAAGGTTATATGCGTGTAAGATATAGACGGTAAAACACTCATAAAGTTACTAAAGTTTACACTTATTGCCCCTTATTTGCCCCTTATTTATAAAAAGCCCGACATAAAGTCGGGGCAGTTCGAGAAATTTATCGAAATAACGCCAAGTATTTCATGACTATAGTATCACTTATCTATGAAAATCACAAATAAAAAAAGAGCTATGAGATAGCCTCGTAGCTCTTTGCCTATGATGGACTTATATTATACCAAATAAAAAAAGCCCCAGCAAATGCTGAGGCTCGACCACTACTGCCATGGTATCCCTATTGCAGTGTGAGGGGAGGTGATATACTCCTTTTCGATTTTATAGTTATCGTGGTCTATTATTACATATCTGTGCAATCGTCCAAATACTGGTCTTCAACCCATTGCGCACTGTCAGGATGGTTGATTCGAGACCAGCCGTTTAGTTTCTCGTAAACACGGACTCTTGTTCCTGCTGGAAGAAATTCCTTGTCTTGGCTGTCGATTCGAGGACCAGCTTCAACGTAGTAGTCAGTGGTAAGAGTGCCTTCATAATAAGGCTTGTCTGACTTCTCTAAGCGGGTATTAACATCTAATTCACGCTCAAATTCGCTTTGGGCTGGTGCTGGAAGAGGTGTTCCACTCTCACGGAATACGATTTCACGAGGGCGACCATTGAGATCCCAAATGTAATTATAATCATTTTCAGTCACACCGTCCATGCCGTAGTTGCAATGGATAGCTGTGCTATCACTAGTCATAATCAATACGTGGCCAAATGCACCGAGCGAGCTTGAACCGTCACGAGGTGCCCAAATTACCACATCTCCACGCTGCCCATCGAATGTGCCGTCTACGGCATCGTAAATCTTCGCATAGCCAATTGCTGGTAGTGCTTGTTGAAGTGATTCTGTGTTGTTATTTAAGTTGATTTCGAGTGCATAGCTTACCGCTGACGAGCAGTCAAATTCAATGCGTCCGTCGCCGTCAGCGTCGTTTCCGTAACGGTCATCCATGTCGTAATGTACTGGGATTGATTGTAGATGGTGCATACGTGCAATACTTGATTCAATTTTACTCATTGTTAATGTCTCCTTTGTTCAGTTAATCTTGTTTTGGTTCGTGGTAGCCCAAGGCTTGCTCGCTATCTCCAAGACCTTTAGTAGTAGGGTCTGTGACAATACCCAAGATTACCAAGATCACAACGAATGTATTCACACCCTCTTGGATATTGTGTGGAATCTCAAGTCCGAATTGTTGCAACATCAAAAAGATTGCTGAGATAAGAGCTACTAGGGTAGCTTTGTTTTGTAGACGTAGTTTAAAGTTAATCATTTTCTTCTTCCTCCTCAATTAAGTTAAATTTATCCTTATCAATATTTTTCTTGACAAATCTGTCAATAAAGGGAATTTCAACCCCTAGAGCCGATAAGCTAGCAAGAATACTAGCCCCGTATGCTGATAGCATGGCGAAAATAAAAGCATCCATAGCACCGCCTAGATTCATAAAAACCATAAACGGATAAGACACTGTTACGATAATTAGCATAGCCGTGTGGCTGACCAATCCTTTTCGAAACCTACGGCTTGAAAACTCATGAAAAGCCCATGACCTTGAAACACCCAACACGATATCAGCAACGATAACAAGCATAAGCAGGAACACCCAAAGGTGTTCGTCTATGCCATGCTCGTAGAAATCTTTGACGACTTCAAACACGCCAAAGATGCCATCTGGTTTGTGCATTTAATGCTCCTTAAAACATTTATTTAACCCCCATTTTTAAACGCTTTACGCCTGTGTAGTATCCGCCAAGATTTCATCTTCTACTTTGTAACGCAAGTCACGCAATGCACGTTCGTCTGTACGCATCTCTTGACGGTGTTTTGCGTAGAGATCAGCGTTAAGAAGATTTTCTTGGACGCTAGATACTGCATTTTCGTCAATGCTGATGTAAGTCTGTTTAACCAGAACTGTAGCTCCTTCTTCTTCAACGTTAAATTCTGCATTGATTGTGCGTTGTTTTGTAATTTTTAATGACATGATTGTTTTCCTTTCTTAATTATCTTCAATTGATGGATATTCGTCTTCGGTTATGTAAGTGACTGTCCCTGTGTAGACTGCATTTTCAGAGCTTTGGTTTGAAAAATACATGCTCCCATCGGGTTCAAGGTGCCACACTGCACATCCTTTGTGTTCGTTAAAATTGTTTTTATTAACGACCAAGTGCGTTTGCACGCAAGGTTTGAACCCATTTGGGATTTTCTCATTCAATTCTCTGTGCTCTCCCTCGACAGCAGAGTGGATACCTCTGATTAAGCTGAAGGTTACTAAGTTTCCAAGTCGTACTACATTCGCTTTTACATCGAAACCTATCGGGATTTCTTTTTTTACAACGGGTTGGTTGGCTTGCACAAACTCAACCCAATTTCCAACTGTGTTCTGCGTCAGAGTGCGCTTGAAGAACCTACCAGAACCTGTTGTCAGCGATTGATGAATACCACCCAGACCTTCTATTACTTCTAAGAGTCCTACTTGTTCTGTAGGCTTAGGCTTGCTGATAGGGTAGTTCTTCATCGTGCTCATTATTGAGAAGAACCCTGTCGTTCTGTAATCGTCAAGATTCGTGTTGTTATATTCAATAATCGCAGCACCTCGAACTTCTGTAAGCTTGTGATGCTGAATTGTTTTCGAGCCCGAATAAATCAATCCATTGACATCAAGCGCCCCGTTTTCACGGTATTTACCAATACCAACGCCTTGTTGATCATAGGTCACGATAATTTTATCGGTCGGCACTGTAGCTTGAAATTCCGAGGGCGAAAATCTATCCTCTAGTTTGCCTGTGACTATGAATGAGGTATCTGCGGGATATTCTTTGCCCAAATTAGCATTAGATGCCTTAAATTCAGAAATGCTTGACCATTCACCGCCGGCCGACCCATTATCTGCTACAACATTGCTAGTTCCAACTTTTGTTGTTGTAAAAGTCAGCTTCATGGTATTTTTTTGAACGCCATTCACACTTAGTGGCGCTATTTTAGCAAATCTCTTGATGGTTAGTGTATCTGACTTCGAGCCACTTCTGGCAACCTCAAATTTCAGTGTTGGGCTAAAATAGAATAAAAATGTTATTTTGACCTCTTTCCAATCAGACCAAATCCCACGAGAGTCTTGAACTCTCCCTCTCAAGGTCATTTGAGTGTCTTTGTTTACAGCGACCTCACGGAATACCCCACCGTTCGTTGAAACAGAATTGCTAGCGCCAACAATTTCAGCGTAGTACCCAGCTATTGTAGCCCCATTCTTTGCTTGCGCTCCGTTGAAGGCGACTTTCACAAGCGACATTATGGACACGAAATGTGTTGGCTCCGGAATTATCCTTTGAGTCGTTGGATTTGTGTCTGTCAAAGTAAATCCAGTGAATGAGGGTTTTATGTTGTTTGTAACAACGCTTGCTGTTAGTGTTGTTGACTGCGTCTGAATCAATTTGCCGTCTACATAAGTATCGACATATATAGTACATCGGCCAGTTGTTGCATCCGGTATGTCGTTTGCGAAATCCGCTGGGATTGTCCACTTGAACGATGTCCCAACATTATCAGCAATTTTACCTTGCTTGTTGCCCCACGCATAGCGTAGTGTGTGCGTGGCACCAGCTAATTTCCTATCAATAGTGATATCTACCTGATTGCCAATGAATCCGTCTGAAACACTCACTGAACTTCCTCTCGGGATAGTTGTCAGTGTAAAACTATTCCCTCCGATTTCAAGCGTATTAGGGCTGTACCCCCCGCCGCCCGTGAAGCGAGCCATAAAACCAAAGGTCTTTTCCCCACCGTTCCCGTGATTTACGACCACAATTTCATCTATCAGCATGATAGTTGAATTTTGGTTGGTCACATTTGGACTTCCTGACCACTTCAACCGGCGGCCACCGTCAAAATCGATAAATGCGCTACAAGAGTAGCTTGCAAATGTGGCCGCTGTGTTCAAAATCGCTAATTGGAAGCGTACTTGACTAGTGTTTGCAACAGCGTCTTGGCTTACTTGGTCAACCCAAAGCCTCAACCTATACCCTCTATCGTTGTTACTCCAAAACTCTGACACGATTAACTACCTCCCACATATCTAATGACATTCCTATCAAGATTAATGAAATCTTGTTCTTCCCTAAAACGACCAATCTGGATAGTTTTTGAGAAAATACCATTCTCTATGTGAATCACACCTTTAGAAATATACATAACCTCATTACCGGCTGAGAACATTGAAATGCGTCCATTTGGGCTGAACAGCATAGAACTAGAGTTATCGGTTTTACCAATGACAAGCCCTTCGTTTGATGAGGTCATGTAGCTGTCGACGAAGTTCCAGCGCTCTGACATATCATTTAGGTTGTTCTCTAGCTTTGCGACACGAGCACTGGCATCAGCCAAATTCTTCTCAGCTTGTGCCCGGTTGGCATTGTTTGCATTAACAAAGTCTTGGTATGCTTTGACCCATTGATTAAGTGTGTCAAGAGATGCTTTCGCTTCAAGCTCGGCCTGTACCACTGAATTAACTTCGTTGAGCTTGTTGAGTTGAGCTTGTGTCAAAACTTGGTCAGCCTTAGAATCAATTTCATCTTGTACATCTTCAAGCGCAGGGGTCCAGTCTGTTTTGACTGTCCCTTTTTCGATTTTCACTTCCCAAACCGACTTGCTAGCTGTTTTGTGATATGCGTTGACACGTAGATGATAATTTCCTGTCGGTTTAACCCAAGTAATCAGCGTTCCTGTAGTACCTGTTTTTAAATCAGATACAATCTGATAATTTTGGTATTTATCATCAATCAACCAAAGCGTCACATTGTCGCTCTCAACATTTGCGTTGTGCAGGGCAGTAAAATTACCGTCCGATTTCGCACTGATGAGATACTTTTGGTTTTGCTCTAAATAGACAGAAGTTTCGTTTTTGTACAAAACATTATTATCGAAATTCGTTGGTTTTCTGTCCGGCTTAAAAGGCCCCTTCGAACCTTTTAAGAGATTCCGACCGCCGACCGAGACACTACCAGCCGTGTCATTCCAAGAGTAATCAGCTGGATTAGTGCTATTTGCTTTATCAAAGTTAGTACATATCCCTAGAAAACGCTTGGTGCCGTCTTGCGTCAGACTGAAACCAGTTCGACCATCAGCGCTGTCGGCATAAGCAAAATGGACATAAGGTGTTCGTCCGTCTGCTCCGGCTTTGCCCGGAATACCGTCACGGCCATCGCTACCTTTCCATTTAGACCAGCGATAGTCTTGTGGATTCCGACTATCCGTAGTATTAAAATCTTGGTACATACCGATAAAAGCCTTGTCAGTGTCGGTTTGGCTAAAACCGCTACCGGAAACCGTGTCAGCGTAGGCAATGTGAGTGTACTGTGTTTTACCATCAGCACCCTTAACGCCGGGAATCCCTTGATCACCCTTCGGGCCTTGCAAACCTTGAGGACCAGTTAGACCACGTTCGCCCGACAATCCTCTGTCGCCTTTATCGCCTTTAGGTCCGGCTGGTCCTGGGTCGCCTTTATCTCCCTTAACTCCGTTTCTACCATCGGAGACATTTAAAAAAGTAACCTCTTCCGAAGCTACTTCTTTATTATCAACCCATGCTGAAACCGTCAAGGCAGTTGGTTGGGTAATCTGTGATGCCACCATGTCATAGGTCATGCCCACATACTTAATAGCACTATCGATCACGAAACGCCATGTAGCGTTAACTGTTCTATCGCCTTGCTTTAAGACTGGTCGAACAGTCGAACGACCAACACCGTTTTTAAAAACTGTACCGCTGGTAGTCGTGATCTCGACATGATATGGCAATGATTTAGAGACAATCTCATCAATGCGTTGTTGCAATCTTCCAGACGGTTTATTGTCTAGCTTTCTGAAATTAGTAAATACAACCGAGTTATTCAACGGCATATCGAAACTGATTACCATTTCAGATACACGAGCTTCGAGGGTCAGCCCACCCCTAAAGTTATTATTGACGATTTTAACGGTGTCACCTAGATTAATATCCTTGTAGTTCTCAATAAAACTAGATTGGATATCAACAGTGTAGGTCATGAGTGGATAAGCATACTGCTTGATAGTGCGCAAAGCATAGCCTTTCAACGCATTGACATCCTTGTACTCAGTTTCAAAGTCCTTACGTGTCCATCTATCCGTGTCACTATCCTTCAATGTAGATGGGTATTTTTCCATAGATAGCGGAGCATAGACCATCGGGCTTCCTTTTTTCGAATAAAACTCTACTTGCCCACGCTCGTTTTTTTCTTCAAACTCAACACTTTCGAGGTTTGTTCCTTCTTGCCCCACAAAATACCCAGCATTGAATAGTTGGGTCTTGTCGCTAGCAACTTGGACACCTTTTAGTCCGTTTTGGTAATAGAGAATAACATCTCCTCTGACCTTACCGATACCATGGTGGTTTTCGTCTGGTTGTTGGTAGATATCAATGACAAACTTTTTCAAAGTGCCGTCTCGATTTAATTCGGTACGGAAAATAAACTCTGCATCAAATTGATTCATCAAGCTGTGAAGTTGTTCTAGTTTAGTTCCGCCTTGAGAATCAAATGTGATAGTTCTTGTTTTATCAGCAATTTCATTGATACCAATTTCAAGACCGGCAAAACCTAGCAAGTCGAGATTTTGAAGATACCACTCAAGGCTTTTAGCTCCGTTGCTGCTAGTAAGAGGGCGTGAGCTTTCCATAGCTAATTCAAGATTGGTATTGTTACATGTTACTTGGAAACTATCATCATTTTCAACTAACTGCGACACATAGAAAACGTGATAGGTATTATCGTAGTAAAACGACACATACATCTGATCATTGATGTAAGCCACATCATCGTGTAGTTTTCCGTTCACAATTTTAGGAATTGTGAAATCAAACGTACTAGTCGAGTATTCGAGGTATGTGTGCCATTGACTGTTAGAGTAGGGCAGCATGCCAGGAACGTTGTTATTCAAGGCACACACCTTACGCATGTTCTTGTCATGTATCCAAATTTGCATTAAACAAAACGCTCCTTCCAGCTTATTTCAATAGTTGGGTCAGTCCTTGTCCAACTAGACGTGTAGATATCGATTTCAGTTTCACCCGTGCCGATACTAAACGGTTCAGATAAGTAAGTTAACTCGTTAGACGCTGGCAGATTGTCAACAAAGGTTTTGCCTTCCGACATGTCAACTTCCAACACCGAGCCTTTGCCAAATCGGTTAGGAATATCCTCGGTAGCATTGACGAAATCTTTGCGATAACAGAATTTATCGACATACATATGAGTTACAAGCGGACTTTGACCAACTCCGGACAATAGAACACTAACTTTTGCTGACTTACGACCTTTTAAGATAGGCACTTTGTATTTTAAGTAAGAGCCCCACCAGTAAAAAATTAATTCATCGTCTCTACGTGCCATGTCTGACCATCCACGTTGTGCGTTAAACGGATTGTGCTCGTCTAAATGCGTTCCTAGAAAATGCCTACTGTCAATAATTTGATAACTACCTTTGCCATCAGTGGTCATGATGTTGTAATCGCAGCCTAGCCCGTTTTCTTTTTTCTTCGACTCTACACCGTAAAGGAATCGACCCTGGTCATCGGAAACACAAATTTTGAGATAGCCATATTGGCTAGGCAACCCCAACCAAAAAACTTGTCTCCACCAGATATAGTCATTTAACGAACCTCTTTCACCGCTAGAATCAACTGGGATGTCCCATGAAATCGAGCTGCCTTGTAGGAATTTATTCCCATTCCCTCTTGAAGTCAGTGCGATGTTAGGACGATTGAATACATCGACAATGTTTAGCGTCCCGTTCAAATCAGCACTATTGTCGTTGAAAATACCATTGTTTTTTGAGCCACTCGCAAAACCTTTTCTAATGCCGTCTTCATCACGATAGTCCAAAAGGACCTCTGACCGCTTGACATCTTGCATATCAGCTTCATTAGGATTTCCAATCTCATAGCTTTCGCTAGAACTTTTCACAATCCCAACCCAACCATTATCTGAGTTAAATTTTAGCTTAATATCTGGGTAGGTTTCAGCCGTACCAAAGTTTTTTAAGGTTACCTTGTAATGTCCAGTTGAAATCTTCTTAATACTTCCGTACTTGGTTTCACCATCACTACTTACTAGGGCTTGTGCTTTGTTCTCACCATAACTTTTTGGAACATCGAATGTAACCGTTACTGTTGCGGTGATAGGTGCGGTGTTCTTATCTACGGTAAGCGACGCTTGACCGGACGGGATAGCTTCCCAAACCTTGTTAGGTTCATCCCCAAAAATCAATGGTTTCGGTTTGTCTACGTTGAGATAACCGCCCAATGTTTCAGCGATGGTATTGAAGTAGTCGTAGTTTCCTACGAGGGTAAACGATACTTGAATCTGCTTGACGGACAAAGTGCTATATAGGAATTGCTGACCATAACGCCTACGCCCTTGGTCTTGATAGTTGTTATTGAAGTTAGATGCCACGTTCTTAGTGACATCCACTGGAACGGTACGTCCTCGCCCCTCATTGAATAATTCGGTTAAGTTCTTACCGTCATAAATTACTGACATTCCTATCAAATAATGCTACCTCCTAACAACGCCTGTCTGCGTTCGTAATCGTTTGTTGCTTTTGTCATAAATGGTGCAAGACCGTTTGACACACTTCTACCATCGATGATATTTCTAACTTCGATTGGGGTAGAGCCGTTGGTTACCAACTGACCAAGTAGGTCAATCATGATGTCTAGCTTGTTTTCAAGCATAGACACACGCTCACGGTCTGAAGTGTTATCGTGATTGCCTTGTGGGGAATCCCCAGCAAAACGGGCCACTGCTTCAGTAAGTAGTTGCCACGCTCTGCCACGTTTGGCGATATCCGTTGGAATGACATATTCTGGCATATCGCCTTCAGCTAGTTCGTAAACACCGTTTTTGTGGACTAGACCACCGTTAGCGTAGCCGTAAGCGGCCACACGGTTAAAGGCTGCGTCTGACGTACCATAGCGGTGCTTGATGTAGCTGATTGCGGCAAGCAAGTTATCATAACCGTTGCGGATGTTGTTGTGTCCTGGGTGTTTATAAGCGTTAAATGTCGGACCGATGGTCTGCATCAAACCAATTGATGGTGTACCAGCTCTGGCGTTACTATCCCAATTGTTTTGTACGTTAGGGTCACCACCAGACTCACGCTGGATGGTTGCCAAAATCTTAGACACACGGAAGTCAGTCGGTTCGATTCCATTTGCTTTCAAGGCTCTAACAACCGATTCACGCCAACGTGAAACGCCTGTACCTTGAGGGCCATCTTCACCACCACCGGCTGGGCTGAGCAATGGACCAAGGGTTTTCTTAATCCAATCGAACATGCCACCGACTTGACGTTTAATCAACATTTGAAGTGGGCTATTGCGGTCCTTAAGTGGTTTGCTATTGTCTTCACCGCCACCACCACTATCACGCACCCCAAAGTCAAGGAAAGTAGCAGCGTTAGCAATGTGACGGCCTGCGTATTGGTGATACTGACCATTACCGCCATAGTTATACTCTTCACCATCATAGGTGTCACCATGAACGGCTGTGACAAAGTCAACGTGGTTGCTTGAAACAGGACCACCAGTGTAGACCGCTACCGTACCCGGTTTAGGTCTACTTAAGTGTGGCACGCTGGCAGATATCCATTGATTACCATTACCAAGGTGACTAAACAAACTAGGCTTAACACCAAGGTTAGCCAAACGGCTGGCAACGAAGGATACACATTCACGATAGAAATAACCCCACGGGTCAGCACCAGCGTCTTTAGCCTTGTCTTTGAATCGGTAGTCATCACCTTTAGCCCCCATAGCCACCGTGCCTTCATCCATTGAAGCGCTGGCCATAGACCAAAGCTCTTTCCACCAATTCTTAGCTTCTTCGACTGGTTTCTTATACAAAGCATTACCGAGGGGGTTAAACACACCAGCTAACTTGTCAGCATTAGGGCTGAATTTCTTAGCCAATGATCCAACGGGGTCTTTAACAACGTCGGTGACAAACTCAATCATTTTCATGAATTTATCGACACCGTTTTTCATTGTGTCCCACACTGAGCCAGCTACATTAGTAGCCGTATCCCAGATTTTAGACCAGAAACCAGTACCTTTAGCAAAGGCTCCACGTTCAACGCCCATGAGCATTGCTAGCTCACTAGCGTTAATTACTTCCGAACCAGCCGGCAAGAGGTATTCAACGTTTCGCCCTTGTGGCAAGAATGACTTACCATTAGGCAAGATTACCATCTCTTGGTTATTGGTTTCTGGGCTATCGTAGCCGTCGTTAAGAGTAGCTAACGTAGGCTTGGTGATTGGGTTTCGGTATGAGCTAAACATACCAGTACCATCAGCAAACTTAACTTTCGGAATTTTAGAGATAGCTTCTTTGCTACCACCGAAATCAGAAATCAGTTTGTTAATACCGTCAATACCAGCGTTTGGCAAGGCAATGACAGCGTTAATACCGTCACCGGCAAGTTTTCGCATGCCGTCCCACATTTCGCCAAAACCTTTTTTAACGTTATCCCACGTATCTTTGAAGAACTTAGCGATATTGGTCAATGCATCGGTAATCAGTTTGGTAATGTTAACACCGAATTTCTCTTGCGTTAACGCTCCGATTTCATCCCATTTTTTAGATAGGAATTTTTTAGAGTTTTCCCAGCCATCAAACCAGTTCTTATTGATACCCTTGTGGTGTTTGTCAATATCCTTACCAAGGGCAGTCATGGCTTCCGTAGCATTGCCCTTGATACCTTCCCACGTTTTAGATGCGAATTTCTTAACGTTGTCCCACTTTTCGCCCCAATCTTTCTTAAGGTTACTCATGTGTTTTGCAACACCTTTCGCCATGCCTTTGACATAGTCCACGGTGCTGTCAACAAATTTCTTGAATGGCTTGTTGTGCTTATACATCAACTCAAAACCAGCGACTACTGGATTAGAGATTACAAGCAGTTTCTTAGCAGTGTTAGTGAAGGCTTTAATGCCTTTCTCACCACCAGTGAAGTAAGTCTTGGTCTTTTCAAAACCTTTCTTGGTGCTCTTGGTCATTGAGTCCATCGCACCAGTCCAAGTCTTCTTCATGCCGTCCCACGTCTTACCGAGCCACTTACCAGCATGAGAAAAGCCGTCTTTGATACTTTTTACAATACCATCAACAAATTTCTTGAACTTTTTATTGTGCTTGTAGATTAAAGCAAACGCCCCAGCAATCGGATTAGCAATAAATAAAAGGACCTGTTTCCAGTCCTTTTTAAAGAAATCAATGATCTTACCAAAGATTTCTTTGGTGACTTTGAAGATTTTATCAAAGGCTTTCTTTGCAGCACTGAACATGCCGTCAACAAAGGCTTTGAATTTCTTGTTATGTTTGTAAAGCAATACCAAGGCGGTGATAGCCGTAGTTACTGCAACCACAATCAAACCGATAGGGTTGGAAGCCATAGCTAAGTTCATTGCCTTTTGTGCCGCCGTCATTCCAACTGTAGCTGTTCGCCAAGCATGAATACCTTTGACTACTGCCGTTATTCCAAGAGCGACCTTAGAACCTACAAAATAAGCAGCAAACAAAGAACCAACCGTTTTAATAGCCGTTTTATGTTCTGCGATGCCGCCTAATGCCTTAGATAGTGATGTGACTGGCCCTTTAGCCTTCTTACCATTGCCAGTCATAAGATTAAACGCACCAGCGACACCTTTAATCATGTCAACGGCAACTTCCCAGACACCACCAGCAAAATCTTTACCAATGCTGAAAACTGCACCCAAACTGTCTTTGGTTTCCTTGAAGAAAGCTACGATTTTAGGGGCGTTGTTAGCAATGCTCTTACTAAGATTGTCGACAAACTTATTGAGACCGTCCATTAAGCCATTAAGTTTATCTGTACCATCACCGAGATTAAACACTTTAGAGAATGCATCCATGATAGTGCCTAAGCCCTTAGAAACGTGTTCCCCTAAATCTTTAAACTTAGTTTCAGTGTTAGGATCAGCAACCCAATTACCAATCTGTTGCAAGAATGGGTTTTTCATTTTGTCGATTGGGTCACGGAAAGCTGCAACTACTGCCGGCATACGAGACTGGATAGTTCTTTCAAGACCGCCTATAGTAGTTGAGAAGTTAGCCGTGGCATCCTTGTATTTGTCTTGCAACTCAAACAAGGCTTTCTGTGCCATTTCAGAAGTGATTTTGCCATCTTTCTGCAATTCGGCATATTTCTCTTGGGTCATGTCCGCAATCCCAAGTTCTTGTGCTGCCACTTCTTTAAGTTGGTTTTTCATTTCCGGGAAGACATTGATAATTGACATCATATCTTGCCCTTGGACTTTACCATTGGCAATCATTTGAGCCCATTGGGTAGCGAAGTTTTCCACGGCTGCATCGGTCTGACCAAACGCATCTTGCAAGGTAAGAATGGCTTGTGTTTGTTGCTTGGTCAACTCGGTGTTGTGGGTAACGGCATAGAATTTCTGGTTCATACCGTCAACCATTTCGGTTGAGTTAGCCGCCGCTTGTGCCATTTGGTTGGTCATGTCGACCATCTTCTTACCTTCTTCAGCATTACCAGTAAGTGTTAGCCAAGTGGCGTTCATGGTTTGCTGGTATTTAACGTATTCGGCACTGGATTGGGCGATTTCGTCAAACTTACCCTTGATGGCTCCCAATGCGTTTTGGAAACCGTTGCTAATAAGATTAGCTGCAAACGTAGCTCCGAAGATACCTTTTAGGCGTGAGGTTTTTGTTTCAGTCTCACTGACTTCACTACCTAAACGTTTAAAGCTCTCTTTCAAGCGTCCAATGAGTGAGCTAGAACGTTGACTTTGTTCGATTTCATCGTTCAGCTTATCAGCAGCATTGCGAGTGTGTGCTAGACTTGTCGCCGTTTCATCCAAGCGTCTACGTTGAACAAGGTATTCTTCAGAGGTTTTACCAGACTGTCGAGCGACACGCTCAAGCATCTCCTTTTGTTTCTCATACTGCTTGTTTAAGTTAGTAATCGAACCCTTGTATTGCTTGAGTTGTTCTTCCCTTGCTTCATCCTCTTTACCTTCAGCTTTCAAGCGTTTAATGTAAGCGTCGGAAGTTTCGTTTTGTAGCTTGTACTCTTTTTGCAATTCGGCAAGCCCAGACCTATGATAGTCCAGACTGCTTTTGGCTTGCCTTTGTTGATTTTCCAACGATGCTAAACGAGTAGTCGCTTGGTCAATCTGTTGTTGGTACTTAAGGTACTGTTCAGCAGTCTCAGTGGTACTACCTTTCAATTGAGATTGTTCTTGTTTCAGTTTCTCAATCTTATGTTGTTGGTTTTGGATAGCATTACCCAGACCATCATACTTAGCTTGTGCTGCTCCTAGATAGTCACCAGCACTACGCATTTGGCTTTCTTGTGCCTTCCATGCGTTCGTAGAGCTATTGACTAACTGAGTTAACCGCTTAATCGAGTTAGCCGCTTGTAGCGTATCTAAGGCAATTTCCGTGGACATGGTAGCTTGTACTTTTGCCATGTATTATTTTTCCTCCTTTCCTTAAATATTTAGAGCAAAGATGTTGGGTCAACCATTCTATCTTCTTCCTCTTTGGCATTTAAGATTTTCATTAGCTCGTAATAATCAGTGTCGTAATACTGATCCAATGTCCACCCAAAACCTTGGATTGATTTCTTAGCAATGATTTTCAAATCTTCAATGCGATTTTCTAAATCAAAAATCTGTTCGCCTTTAGATTTTAGTCTTTTGGGTCAATGTCACCAGCAGCGTTTTCAAGTTGCTCATCCGTCAAGCCGTACATGTAGCCTACCAACTTTTCAGAAATTTCTTGCGTGCGAACATTATCTAAATCAAGCAATTTGTCATAGGCTTCATCATCCAAGTTGAGAATAGCACGGATAAAGCTAAGCATTTCTTTTAGCACAGTATAGCTTGCTTGTGCTTGCTCTTGTGTGTCGCTATCTTCCATAGTGTCGCTGATTTTAAGCACGGCAAGTTGGTACTCGTGCATACGCAAAACGTTACGGTTGCTTGTAGTCACCTTGAAGGCTTTCTTGCTGATTTCTGGGATTTGAATAGTTTTGATTTCCATTTCTCTTTACTCCTTTAACAAAAATAGAGGTCAGGCCATGAGCCCGACCTCTTGCGAATTATTTAGATTATCCACCGACTACTGGTGTACCAGTGAGAACATATCCACCAAATACTTCTTTGAACATGTTAGCTTTATCAAAAGTAGATGCTCCAGAATAGTATTTCTTGTAAGGCTCATTACCAAACGCATCCGCTGACAAGGCATTGAATGTCATGTTATCGTCTTGGCGAGTTTGGGCAGTATCAGTATCTGTAGCAACGTTTTGAGTTGATTCTTGCATGATACCATTAGCGAAACCAAAGAACACTGAGTGTTTGCGGTCAAGTGTTTCAGATTCAATCAATACCGCTGTGTGTGGTTTTTCACCGTCCATCACATAACCACCCTTGCCATCTGGTTTGAAACCAAGCATTTTCTGTTTGATTTCAAAGTCAAGGTTATTGAAGTCGAACGCTACTGTTGGTGAACCGGGTGCGATCATCACGTCTTGTACTGAGTTGTTCCCAGGAACTTTAGTCGCTTGACCTTCCAAGTTAGAGATGTTAGCGGTACGAGTACCAAGCATCTTAGAATCAACTTCAATCACACCGTCTGTTGAAAGGCCATCAGCACCTTTAAGTAGTTTTTGGGTTTTAGGGTCAACCAATGCAAGGCGGACCATTTTCAAACCTACAATTGCCATATAGTAATATCTCCTTTGTTAAATTAATCTGTCGAGGGCAACAAAAAAGACCGCCGTGATCTGCAATGTATCGGGGTCTATACTATGTTCTCTCATATCTGTAATTGAGTAGTGTTCAGATTTTAGGAACTTCAATAGTTCCATTTCAAAGGCTTCGATATCAAAGTCGATATCAGCCTTGTAGAAAATCTGGACTTCTACTCTATCTGTTTTACTGAAAAAGGTATTGTTTCCGCTTAAGTCAAGGGATGGATTGCTTTCGGTGAGTAACACAATTGTCTTATCGGTGTTTTCTTCGAGCTCACGGGGCAAGTTGTTTGCATATACTTCGCTTATTTCACCAAATTCTTTGCCGTCAATGAGTTCTTTTAGTTTTACGGTTGCTAGCACTTAGTCACTTTCCTCCTTTCCTACGGATGAGTTTTTCATATTCCTCTTTTTCTGCCAATAGCACTTTCTTTTGAACGCTGCTATTGTTTTGGACGTTGGTAACGAAATGATCGGCACGATATTTCTTAGTACCGTCATTCAATCGTCTGGCATTTTGTGCGTGGTAATTATTTTTCCAGCCTACGGTTGCCACACCGTTCTTTCTGCCATCAGCGTTAGTTGATTGAACAGATAAACCGTCAGCCATGTGTCCATACTTCAAATCTTTTTTATTTGAGTAGTGTTTCTCACGAGTCACTTCTTCCAACTCTTTTTGAAACACTTTCGCACCAGCGGTAGTGATTTTAGCTTGTTCCGCTGGTGTGATATTGCCGATACTGGCCACTGTTTCAAGCCAGCCCTCTAGTGCTTCATCAAGCCCTACCATAGCTATCACCCGACTTTCTTGTGTTTTCTAAGTGTCAGAAAGTCGTAGCGGTTAAGCCCAAAGTTTTCGTTTGGACTGACACGCACAATATCATACTGAGTGCCATTTAGAACGGCTACTTGACCTTCTACCACTTTGGCATTGTGGCGAATAACAATAACTCTTGTATCACTTTCGCCATTTTGTTGGGCCAGATACTCTTGATTGAGTGTGCGAGTATGTGGCTTATAGTGCAACGTAAACTGTTTCACGAATTTTGGCACACTCACACCCGTAAACTTGTTAGGGGTGCTTTGGAAAGTACCAAAATCAGCTTTAAAGCGAAAGTCTGAGGGTAAATATCTAACTTTAGGCATTAGTCACCTCTTTCTTCACTATACGTTGCGTATAAGCCCCTTAATTGCCCGATTATGCTATTCAAAGTTAGGTTAATCGGATAAGTCACCATGTCAGTCAAAGCAACTCTATAAGTGAAATATGAGCTTGTGAGGGCTATTACAGCCGTGTCAAATAGAGATTCTACACTGTCAAGGTCGTAGAATTTTGGATCACTACCGACTGCATTGATAATGTACTGTTGAGCCGATTCAATGTAAGCTGGAATGAGTGCAGTGTCGTCTGTCTCATCCAGATTGAGGGTCTGCATGATAGTTTCCTTAGATACACTCATTACTTACCTCCTAATTAAGCTCCAGTAGTAAGATTAGCTTTTTGGTCAGCGATAGCTTTGAATGACGCTGGCACAAACGCTTCTTCATCCGTTTTAACAACATCGAAGCGATCAATAACACGTACTTTAGTCGTATCCGTTTCAAATGCTCCACCACCGATGTTAGTAGAGAGCAATGACAAGTGTTGACGGTCAAACAATGTTACCGCTTGTTTCAAGTCACCAAAATACAACGGCATAGCTCCACCAGTACCGTTAGCAAGCCAGCGGTCTGAAACTTCTTTAACTGCGAAACCATCGATTGAGTAGCCAGTTGGTGATTTAACATCACGTTCCATGAGGTAGTCACCCATAGCGTTCTTAACTTTCTTAAGGGCAGTAAAGCCTGAAGTGTTAGTCAAGAAGAATGAAGTTTGTTTGATTGCTGGGTCAACTTTAGCTTCAAGGTCGATAATATCATCCCACTTAGCCAATGTTGGTTTAGTTGGGAGTGTAGCGATAACATCCAAGATAGCTTTGTTACGAGTAACAACAACTTTTTTCGCTATCCAACCAGACAACCAAGCAAGGATATTTTCAGCAGAATCAGCAAGCAAGCTGTTCGTTACTGTTGAGATACCAGCATAGCGTTTGATAGCGTAGCGGATAAGAGAAAGTTTTGGATCGTCATTAGCACCGATTTGCCCGGCTTCGTCATCAAGTTTAGAAAGACCAGTAATTTCAGCCCATTTTTCGTAAACACGAGAACCAGTAAGAGTAGTTACGTTTTCAACGTTAACGTATTCTTGCAATGAATCGTATTGACGAACCAATGTATTGATAGCTGTACGGATATCTTGAGGGATAGTCAAGCCAGCGTCAGCACCAGTTCCGTCTGTTTTAGAATCAAGCAAGTTTTGGTAACGACCACGGACAAGGTTTTTAAAGTCTTTAACGAAAGAAGCTTTAACTTCTTCTTCGTTTTCAGTCAAAGGTTGTTTTTCTTCCTCTGACATATTCGCTACTTCACTAGCACGCGCTTCTGTGTATTGTTCTTTGAACATGTCACGCTTCATTTTAGCGGTGTCACGCTCGTTTTTGATTGCTTGCAATTCTTCAGCGGTAACTGAATCATCAAGCATAGCTACGTTAAGTTTTTCATTAAGATTTTCGACCTTGTCGCCTTGTGCAACCCAAAGGTCATGCAATTCATTTGATGTTTTCATCAATCATCTTCCTTTCATTTTTCAAGTAGAATAGCCAATTTCTGCTCACGCAATGAATTGGTTTTAGGTGTAGCAATCATATTCTTAAATTTAGTGATTGCTGATTTGCTTGGTAGTTGATGTACGGCATTCGTAACCATGATTTCTTCTTCATCATCATTGAAGAACATGATTTCGTCCGCAAAGCCTTTATCGACGGCGGTTTTAGCGTTAAGCCATGTCTCTTTAGCCATGAGATCAAGTAATTCCGGTTGTTTAAGTCCAGTCTTCATTTCATAAGCTAATGCAATAGACTCATCAATGCTATTAAGCACCGCTGATTGATGCTCTAGGTCGTCGCTATTACCGACGATACCAGTAGATGCCTTATGTATCATGATATGTGCCGTTGGACTGATACGCACGGTATCACCAGCCATAGAAATGACACTCGCAGCACTAGCTGCAAGTCCTTGTACATTAACCACAATACGCTTGCCGCTAGCCTTAAGCATTGTATAGATTTCGCTAGCTGCGAACACATCACCACCATTAGACGCAATGTTAAGCGTAATTTCTTCGTCTTCATCGTTATCAATGGCATCTTGTACCAGTTTTGGATAGGTACTAGACATGCCAAAATATTCGTAGAAAGCACCAGCATCATCACTTACAATATCGCCTTTAATGTCAATCTTGCCCATTTGTCTCACCTCCTTTCAATACGGTTCGGTTAGGGTTTTCACCCTTCGGCAACTCTTTAGGCAAAATCTCAGCTTGTTGCAAAATATACAAGCCTTGATTTTGTGCGAGTGTGCCACTTTTAACCATGCTATTGATACGGCTGATATAGTTAGCACCAGTCGGGTCAACCGCTGGGAAAATATCCGCATCCACATCGCATGAAAGTTTTTGAGACAATTCACTAAGAAATGGTCTTAAATAGCGTGCGACTGCTTTAGAGTACACATTAGAGCTCATTTCTAGTGATGATTGTTGGTCACCTTGTCCACCGACAACGTTCTCTGGGATACCGTAGACTTTTGCGAATTGTCCGGTCGTCCAGTCTGCTTGCTTAAGTAATTGGGCCACGTTGGACTTGATTTCAAGAGGTGTGAAGTCCTCTAAATCATCCAATACCAACGGACCGCCTTGCATTTGCTTCATTGCTTGTCGAGAACGTGAAACCTTGGTTTTGAAATCGAGCAAACCGCCGCCCTTAATCTTCAAAATACCATTGGCATTTAGGGCATTCTTAAGGGAATTAAGCGTTAGCTTATCACTAGCCTTTTGAATATCCAGTTCTCTACCAAGAGCCATCAACGGACTTACGCTTGTCAAACCACCATCTACGGATAGCAATCTAAAATGTAAGATGTCGCTTTGTGGAACGTGCTGTTTTGGCGGTATGCGTGGGTCATCGAATGTGATGTTATAGTAAAGACCATTCTGATTATCCAATCGGTTGAAAGTGACTTGAGACGGTCTTAAATACTCCCACTTCATATCACGCCCATTGTCATTGCGCCAACGGTACGCAAAGGCTTCACCACCCAATAGCATTTGAGCAAAAATAGACTGGTAGAAGTTAAAGCGGTTAGCGTTATTTGACGGGTTGTCTACGATGCCTTGTAACTGTTTTCGGCTAGTTGTTAGCTTAGCAGTCGCAAGGTCGTTAGATAGCTGACTGATAATAGAGAATAGGTCCGAGTTTTTAAGAGCAGTTTCGGCTGAAACCCACTCACTACCGTTTAAAGTAGCTAAAAACTCTGGATCAGTGATATCAAAAAAGCCCCCTTGATTACTCGGTGGGCTTTCGGTTGCTAAATTAAATATCGGCAATTATTATCACCTCCTTTCTAGCCTTTCTTTGTGGCTAGCTCACTAATTAAACCTGCTAATACGAATGTGATGGTCATACTGATACCAAACCACACGTAACCAAGGTTATAAGTGGTTAAATTAAGCGAAATTGCAGCTAAAATGAACATAAGAATGTCAAAAATAGCCCAAATTGCCTTAAAAAACTTCAAAATCATGTATTAATACTCCTCTAGTAGCCCACTATCTGGGTTTTTCAACCAGTTTAGAACGGCCTCTTGACTCATGTGTTCTACCTTCCACGTTGGATTGTTGGTAATAGCGTAATCTTCAAACGCATACATGCCGTCATAGAACGCATCGATAAGAGCGTCCACCACGTCGATTTTATAGGTCGATTTCATTTTATCGACTTGAATACCGATGTTATCCTCTTTAATCACCGCATTTATCAAGGCTTTTCGCATGATTTCATCATCCAAACGGGTAATATTGCCCTCAATAAAGAGCGTTTGAAGGAATTTTGTCGGGTCTTTCAGTTCGCTTGTCCGTTGTCTGATTGGCATAAGTGGAAAGCTCGTGTTAGACTCTAAGGCTTTGATAATCTTGGAAACCATCATGGCATCATAACCAAAGAAGACCACATCAAGCTGATTATCCTCTACATACTCACAAAACCAACGGTAAACTTCCTCTGGATTGATTAGTCCTTGTGGGTGACTGGTAATCGTACAGTAGCCCTTGGTTTCCAAGTCTCGATAGTTAACGCCGTCTTGCTCCATTTTGGCTTCTAACGAGCCCGCTTGTTGCCAGGGAATGAAACTATGTTGTTCGATGTGCCATTTCTGACTGCCGTCTTCAGCGACGTAGGGATAAACAAAACCAATAGCCGTGTTATCGCTGAACATGGACGCATCCAGTCCGACATAGACACGCTTGCCTTTGATATCAAATTCATCAACGACTGCATTTTCAATATCGGTTAGATCAAGAAAGCTATTACTATCAGCTAGCAACCAGCAATTCATGTTTTTTACTTGAAAATCGGCTAGTTTTCCCATGAGTAATTTCTTATCACGTTCGGATAGTAGCCCCTTCATTAAGCCATCCTTTAGTTTAGGGTGGTTAAGTAGTGGGTTACTCTTTGGCCACGTCTCTGGTTTAAAAACTTCTTCCAGATTATCTTGTGACCAGATTAGACATAGCTGGTCATCACCAGACCGGTCAAAGTCACGTTCCATAATCTCAATCAGTTTCTTTTGCTCTTGATGAAATGGAACATCGGGTGTTTGGTAGGAAGTTGAAATTTCAATAAAGCGTGAGCCCTCGGTGTTAACTTGTCCGGATGTGATTTTAGAGATACCTTCATCCGTTCTAAGCTCACCGACCTCATCGGCTACGGCCAATTTAAAGTGTTTACCATCGAATTTACCAGATTCAAACGAAATAGTATGGATAGTATTAGCATCCACAAGCGACTTAATCTCTCGTGAATATAACTGGACTTGCGTTTCGTCTGCTAGTGACTTAAACGGCTCATTCTCGATGATTCTAGCCATCATAGACTTAACGTATGTAAAGAGCTTCATCGTCTGGTCGAAGTTTAGCGAACTAACCAGAAAGTCTTGGTTACTTTGTCCGATAATCTCAATCAAATAGGAGAAGTTAAGGCAAATACCAGCTATCATCGTTTTCCCTTGTGAACGGGCAATCGAGATAATGATATTCGAAAACCTTGGTACATCGTCTAAATCAAACCATGCGAATAGTTGGGCAAATATGAAATACTGCCAATCCATAGGCTCTAGTTTTTGGCTGAGATCATCAACGTTAGGCACTAGAGACAAGAATTTCAAGAAACGGTTAAACGCTTCAATCGAATAGACATAAGGGAAATCTTCATCCCCTTGTCGTTGCAAGTCTCGGAGGTGTCTAAAACATGCTAATTGAATATTGTAACCAGCGACAATCTCGCCATCTAGCACGTTAAAACAGTATTGTGTGCCGTAGTCGGTATAAGTTTTTCGCTCATAAGAAAAATCGATGCTATTATAAGCACCGATTACATCTTTTGACTTGGTTAAATCTATTTCTTGCATGTTTCACCTCCTTTACTTAAAGAATGCCGCCATCTTATCTTTCATAGATGTATTATCAGCTTGCCCTCCGGCTATTTCAGCTAATTCAGCCCGCCCTTTAGGTGTCAGACCTAGCTGGATGCCTATTTTATTAAGGGTTTCTGTGGCATCTTTCATTGTCGCAACGGCTGGGTTTTTCTTAAACCCCATCGACTGCTCGCCTAAGATTTCGCCACTGCCTTGTGCCTGGATGAGCTTCTTAATCTCGGTTTGGATACCGTTTTCTTTCACGTCCTCATAAGCTTTCTTGTAAATCTCGTAGTTAGTACAATAAGTTTCCACAAGAAACGTGTCAATGCGTTCGACCTTTTCCGTCGCTTTTAAATACGGAACAATTTTAGTCCAAACCGACCTCGCCACTGTGCCCAAATAGTTCGGTGGGTCAATGGGTAGAAAGCGGTCATTTTGCTCGTAAAACGGTTTCCGTTTGGCTGGTGACTTATTCGCCATTTTCTCACTTCCTATCTTTATTATGACACCGCTTAAAAACCCTCAAAACTGGCGTGCGGTGTAAGAAAACACCTTGTGGTGGCTCTCCAGACGGCAATATAGGGGCGGGGGTGCATTTAAAAATAGCCCGAGTGTTATCCGGACTATTCTTTGTCTAGGGCGTGTTATGGGCTTGTTAGAGAGGTTTAACGACGTCCTCTTTTTTGCGGGCTATTAAATCTGCCCACGTTGCCACGGAAAGTCGTAGATCGGTGTTCTGTTTCGTTCTACTTTGACCAGTACCATAGATTTCTTGTTCTAGCGTCCTCTTGGTGTTATCACAGCTTCTACAAGTTGCTACTACGTTTGAAATTTTAGTCCTAAGTTCTGGAGCTATTTCAACGGGTGTTACGTGGTCGCCTATGCGTGCGTCTGGTGTGGTCACACCCATCGCTAGACAGTACTGACATAGATAGTTGTCACGTTCCAACGCTATCTTACGAATAGAAGACCAAGTCTTCGAACGATAAAACGCATACCGTTCCTTTCTCTCATCATCTCGGTTCCTTACTCGCTTGTTGTATCTAGTGCGTGAGTATCTCTGTCTTTCCTCTACGTATGCAGCTTCCATACTCTTGTGTGCAGTACAGAAGTGTGCTGGTCTCTCTGCTAAGGCATGGCACCCCTCTGCCTTGCATCGTCTGACCATTGGCATTGGCATACCTCCTTTCAGATAAACTAAAAGAAGAACACTGCTGTGTCCTTCTGATTCGATAATACTATACTACCACGTTCGTAGTATGATGGAGTATGGATTGGTATATACCACTATGAATCAATCCAAATACTTCTCAGCCTGTCTAAGTTTGACATAGTAGGTAGCCTTACTAAAGCCCATGCGGTCACATATCTGCCAGATATCTAGCTGGTCTATATATACCATTTGCAGTAGGGATCTAGCATCTATGTCCCCCACGTTTGCTACCTGTCTGCGAAACTCTCGACGTTGTTTGATAGCTTCCGCAACGAATTGTTTCAGCTCTTCTTTTTCCGTTATCAATTCGGTGTACAGGTCATCTTTAGCTTTTCTCTTCCCACCTTGTACCATGTCAGTCTGCATAGCACCAGCAGTTACTTTCAGCGCTTGTGATTCCAGTCGTTTAATCTGTTCTGTCTGACTGTCAATGTATCTATCAAGCGCCTTGATTTTTTGCAGCCGTTCCACTGTTCTCATAAATCCGTTTTCCTTTATGGTATAATAATATTATCAGCGTTTGAACAGTCCTAGGCATTAGTCTGGGTCTTTTTTTATACAAGAATAAAGAAGGATTAGGGTACCACCTCCCGTGCATTAGATTTAGCCGTGCCACCAGCAATGCAAGACTAGGATTGAAAGAAATAAAAAAGGATTCCTCGATTCTATAACTTATTATTTACTGGATTTTTGATGACAAGGTCTGTCAGCTTGTCTGGTGTTGAAAAAGTGTTCAAGCCACTAAAAGTCTATATTCATTTTTTAGTGTATTTGACAGACAATAGCTAGCAAGGGAGTCGAACCCTCGTAAACCGTTCTAGCTACACGCCTAATGCATAGGCTGTATAAAGAGCTTTTCTGACCGTTGTCTTCTTACGTCCAAGCTCGCCCTTGGTCCGATATTCGAGTGTGATGCGGTCAACTTCATCGTCCAATCTCTCGCTCCATTCGTAGTTATTGAAGACATAATCAATAATCTCGCTGAATAGCCCTCTTGACAGCATCCCTTCCATTTGAATAGCCTTCAAAGGTGTTAGGGCGGCTTTCTCCACATAGCAACAATTGAGGGCGTTTTGGGTTTTGTCAGCTGTTTTCTTATCGCACCCTTTAACCTCTCTAATATAGTTATTTAGATTGTTAGGGTGTTCCTTGCGTAAACCTTCCACTTCTTCCTGGAATCGTTTGAATAAGTCTTCTGGCAGTCCTGCGTTGGCTTTATCCAAAACTGGGCGTGTGGTTTTTCCTCTTGTGTAATTAGTGGACAGATAATCTTGAAGGTCGTCAAATAATTCATCAGAAATAATGCCTTCTAGTCTATCGACAGTTGCCGGCGATATCCTCGCACGCTCAACGACTGCACTATTAAACGCTTGGTAAATGATGCGAGCTTGTAACTCACTGCACTGTTTCACATCCTGGAAGAACTGCTTATAAGAGCCTTTTTTGTGTGTTTTTCTTAGTGCTGCATGTTCATCGACCAACCGCTGATATAGCTCTAGTGTCAGTCCGGAATATTTGTATCTCACGCTCATGAGCTCACCTCTAGCAGCTCTTGATTTTCGTAGATGTTGCCAATAACCTCAATGTAATACTCTTGACTGATGTCAAATAGTCCGTTATGTACTTGCCCGTCTATGTACCACATGAAAATCTCGTCCAAACCGCAAATAGTTCCAATTCCACCATCCGGAAAATTAGTTCTTTCGTCATCATCAGTCACCTTGACGATATCCCCTTCAAAGATTTCTTTGCCATTCTTGTCTCTGAAGCCTGTGGATTGCATGAGAATGTAATTTTTTAAGTCCTCTTTTACAACATTTCCATTCTTGTAGGTTGCTTTGATAATTTGTTCATCGAAAACCAGTGCATCAACTTGCACCATTTCCTTAAACTCTTTATCCCACGCTCTGAATCTTGGTATCATTGCCATCACCCTCTCAACGTTTTTTGTCCTATGCAATAACCATCAAACCAAATTTCTGGCAACTCACCGTAACCAAATCTGTAATTCATGCTTTTGTTGAGCGTCAGAAACATCCTTGATGTTCCTCTTCTATCTTTGAATGTAGATATTGATATATTTCGTTCAAAACCGCCATGTTTCAAGCTTTTATCATAAAGCTTACTAAATGCTTTGACATACTGTTTCTTTCGCTGCCGCCTGTTCATTGCCCTCTCCCTTTCAGATAGCTGGGAATGTCATCCCCAATGTTTACTTGGTCGTATTGTTCCTTGCTGACAAGGAACTTGCCGTAAGCTCCGCAATCAATAGTGTAGAGATCATTAATTTTCTCTTTCCCGGTAACCTTGCCATACATTTCAGAACCAGCGTTATCTACCCGATGGATAGTTACTGTCTCTACCCTGCGTGGCACTGTCAGAACGTAGTAGACTGACAGCATGTTGATAGCTAGTGATACTAGTAGTATGATTGTAGCTATCGTTAAATCTTTATGTTTCACTCATAAACTCCTTATATACTTTTTCGAAAATCTCACAAACCAGACTTTGAGGAATGTTTGACCTCTCATTATAAGATTTCGTCCAATCTTGAAATTTGATGTCATTTGATTTCTTTTCGTTTTTTAAATTCAGTTCAATATTCCCAGAAAATCTAGTTGGTTTAGAAATCGGATAATCATCATAATTGTTGTATCTTGCATGATTTTCAAATGGGATTTCGAAACCTAGCACTCTCTCGATGTATTGCCAAATTCTGCCATGAGCTGGATTCTCTATGATCCAATATTTGGGTTTGTATCGTTTAATGATTTCAACGGTATTGAACACACACAATTCACCATTAATGCGTTTCATAAGTTGTTTATTTGGATAATATTGATATCGGTCATAATCTCTATGATCACGAACGGTGAAAATTGACAATGGCTCTTGTGGTTGAAACAAAGAATCACCTTGCTCTTGTTTCCAACACGCATTGCCTCTATCCATAGCACTAGCGTTAGACCAACTTTCACACGGTGGACTAGCAATAATCAAGTCAGGCTTAGGCAATTTGTCCAATGTGTCAAATAGGGTGTTATCTCCAAACAAGCGGCTATAATCAGCTAAATTCAGATTGATAAAATGATGGTTTTTATTTTCAATATCAATACCTATCGGATAGATTTCGATATCTTTGCCCAGTTTCTTTACACCTTTTGTGTATGATCCGTTTCCACTGTCAAACAATGCCCAGACAATCATCCTAGAGGTCTTCCTCCTTGACGAATGTCCCATTTACTATCTTCCCCTTTCTATTCTTAATTTCCTCGTACGCAATACCCAAACACTCAGTCACATCGAGGTCTAGTTGATGTGCCAGTACGATAATCGTGACAAGCGTGTCTCCGATAGCATCCTTCAACGCAGCTTGTGGCTCAGTAAATTTCGTCGGTTTCAAGAGTACATCTCGAATCTCACCGACTTCCTCAGTCACTCGCATCCACTGTATCTTTGGATCTGCTTGTTTTAAGTTGCGTTCGTCTGCCCAGTTATTGATTTTAGTGATTAAATCTGAGAATGTGTTATCAGTATCGTAACCAAGTAAGTAAGGGATTGACACGTTGAAGTAGTCAGCTAACTTCTTAGCGTTACTTCCTTTGATTTCATGGGTGCCATGTTCCCAATTAAGAATGGTCAATTTTGTAACCTTAATTTTTTCGGCTAACTCCACTCTTGTCATTCCCCTCGATTTCCGTAACAGTTTAAGATTATTCATCCGTTACCTCCTTCACTTCCACGCCTTCGCAGTTAAACACCCAGCCGAAGCCAGCTTCTTCTAGCTCTTTGCGGGTAAACGATTGCGTTTTAATCTTCTTATCCACCCAATCTTCACCAAAATACCAATAATCGCCATTTTTTAATACACAATATTTATAGTCAATCCCCTTGATTCTAACCTCGTATTTAGGCTCTTTCTCGACCTCGTAGCCGAACTGGTGCATGTTTGCGAGGGTAGTGATGGCTTTGTTCCTGCCAGTAAGGTACATCCAGTATTTGAACTCGTCCCATTTCGTATCAGCCCAGCTTGTAAGATATGCCCAAATATCATCATTTAAGTCATTCTTATGTTCCTCATACCAATCCGCCACGCATTGCGATACTACTGGTTTCGGGAAGAATGAATCATATAAATCCTCTGCGTGGGCTATTGATAGGCGCCCTGCTGTTGCTAGTTTCTGTACTGCTTCATTTCTAGTCATTCTACTCACTCCCTTAATCGACATTTTTAAGTTTTACAGGCACCCACATTTTAGGGTTGTAATTGATCTCATATTTGTATTTTGAAACATTCGGTACTTCAACATCTTCTACTACATAAGAGACATTATCTGACAAACCGATAATATGTTTTTGATATTTGTTCTTACCATTTTCTACAACAATTTCAAGTTGTTTATCATGAGTATCAGCCTTGATGGACATCCTACCGCTCATTTGGAACATTACGTCATTTGTAATAGCATCAATCACCGTTACTTTTCGAACAACATTAAAGTTATCCGACTCTTGAGATAAATTTTCAGATACTCTATTTGCCTCTGAGCAACCAGTTAAAAATAATAAACCACTTACAGCAATAATTGCCATTTTACTTAATTTGTTCATGCTTCCACCTCTTCCAACTCCACTGTATACATCCTAGGATTACGATATTTAACACCTCTCAAACGATGTAGCTCGTTGATAGCGTCGTTCTTGTTGCTGAAAACATGCTCACTGTCTTCCATGTTGTCGTAGTATACGATAACTTTATATTTCATGATTCTGCTTCCTCTACTTCGTAATAATCGATTTTGGCAAAATTCTTAGGACTAATAGTAATCATCCTCTCTTCTGGCTCAATCTGCTGCAATTGAAGATAATCTATATTTCCTCGTCCAAGCCATTCCAGCATGTCACGAATGAGTTTATAGTTTTCTTTGACCTTGATAGTTTCATCCATATATGGATTCTGTAATCTAATTTCTGTCATTGTTTTACTTCCTTTACTTGCATAGTTCAACCATCCTCGTTAGTAATTCTTCGTCCGGCAACTGCTCCAGCATTAGTATGCGGTTGAGTTTCTTTGCGTTGATACCCAACTTAGCGCTGATATATTCCACATCTTCGTGATTGGCCCAGAACCATCTCGAGAATTCTTGCGTTTGACCTAATACGCTTGTGTGGTCATAACTCCCTGGAGCATATACACCGACTAGCTTGTCCTTGTATTTGCTATTCATTCCAACTCCTTAATTTCAAATTCAATGCGTGGATTAGGACTGTACTTCTTGCGAGCTCTCAACTCGCACACAATACTGTCATCCGTCCAAACAATCCCTTTCTTATCGGCCTTGTTATAACCAGCTTTTGAGATACTATCAAAGAGCGATTTGACAAGATTATCAACGTCTGGAGTTTTCGCATGCCAAAGCATTTCAGCCATGAATTTCTTGAATATATCCCACGTTTTGGCTCTAGCCTTTGGCGTGGGCATTTTTGATACATTAAGCGGGGCTTTCATGTAAAATACGACATCGACTGAAATAGGACCGTCGTAGAATTGTCCGTCATATTCTTGCTCGATAAGTTGCGAACATTGACGACGCCATGCCTTCATTTTAGGGTCTTCGTAAGTTCCGAATTTGCTGAATCGTGGCCTTGTTTGAGGTTTAGGCTCAATGTTTAAAATCATTTTCACGTTTTCACCAAATCAGAAGGGTAGATCTGAATCTTGGATATCCATAGGGTTTGAATTACCAAACGGATTGCCGTTATTTTTTGAATAACTTGGCGCTTGCTGTTGAGATTGATTATAACCACCGTTAGCATTGCCACCTTCACGCGCCGCTCGGCTTTCCAGCATTTGGAAGTTTTCAGCGACAACCTCGGTTACATACACACGTTGACCTTGCTGATTCTCGTAGCTACGTGTCTGAATACGTCCAGTAATTCCAATCAATGCGCCTTTCTTAGCCCAGTTAGCCAAATTCTCAGCTTGCTGACGCCAGATAACACAGTTGATAAAGTCCGTTTCACGTTCGCCGTTAGCGTCCTTAAAGGTACGGTTAACCGCAAGGCTAAATGTTGCAACAGCAACATTGCTAGGCGTGTAGCGTAGCTCTGGGTCTCTTGTCAATCTTCCGACAAGACAGACTGAATTAATCATAGTTTTCTCTCCTTCTATTCACGATTTAGTAAATCGTCCAGTTTGGGTTTAGATTTTGGTCTTGACATTAACTTAAATGTATTTTCAATTCTTCTTCGGTCATACTAGCTATGTTTTGATAGCCGCTGACAGTGTAGTTTTGTTTGTATTCCCAACCGTTTTTGCTAAGTAAACGTTTAAATCTGTCTTTATCGTCTGAATCTTCAAAGTAGACTTCAAGTGTCATTTTTTGGCGA